TGGTCCCTAATTTTAATTCAGCAACCTTATTACCGAAGATTTTATTGAAGAGTAACTGTGGGCTGGAGCCTTCTTGGCGAAGCGGTGACATTAAGGGCAAGTTTTGTAAAAATCTATAACCCTTAAAAAGTTCATTCTTTCTTTCGGGCACAGAAGGATAAGCTTGTAACCAGCTTCTCCACGATGTGCGACCGCTGGTTTCCGAAGATTCGCCGATGATGGTTGGCGGCAAAGAGGTCGAGGCGGCTGCTGCGGCCTTTAGAGCTAGCCTCTGACTGTCGGCAATCCTGTTACTAGAATCCGTAATAGCTTTAGCCATCTCTTCTAGCCGGTTGGCATTTGCCCCGTAGGGGTTTTTACCGAAGTTATGTCTAATCCCATACATCTTCAACACTTCACTAGAGTCCGATACGTTAGCTTCACTAACTATACCCTCTACGTAAGCGTTCCCGTTAGGGTCTACCAATACATATATCTTATCGTCAACAGGACCACGAATTTTATGAGGGAACGCGACAACGGCATTTCCAGGGTTTCTTGTTATCGACCCTATAAAATTACGTAACAATTCTCTACCACTCTCATTCAATGATACCGGGAATCTAGTCATCGAAACACCATCTCGTTCGACGCTGCTAGTGGTAAGTTTATTCTTTTTCTGGTAGTCTTCTCCTCCCAATTCAGGGGGAGGCACAGGCAGTTGTATATTAACCGACCCGTTAATGCGAATGTAATTTTGTGAGTCTAAATACTTACTAAGTTTCTTTGTAGCATCACCATACCCAAACTCCTCTTCAAAGTTTCTAGACCAAGCTTTTAGATTCTCCGGTTCAGCCACAAAAGTAGCATCCACCATTCGAACATTACCCTCACTGTTTTTTAGTGTAGCCGCAGTTAACGACATTGTATGAGGACCATCCCAATTAGTTATGTCATCCCCTACCCCAAAAGCCATGTAGTATTGATCAGAACCCTTCATGGTTTCAATCCTATCCTCCAGCGTCTTTATTATAGAACTGTTGTCGATAGCCTTATAATTAGCATACTCTTTACCTTTTGCTATCTTCAAGGTATGGGCCAATTTTCTAGACAGGGGGTCATTGTCAAGAAGTACAAACTCAAGTAATTTTGAAGTTTCCACAAAGCTTAACTTAACTTTACAGGGATCATCATTGGGAGTTGCCCCAAAAGAATACTCAAACCTCAGTAGTCCCTCATTATTATTAGGTGTTGCTATAAAGCTTTCAGCTAAATCTTTCTCACTAAGATAATCAATACGTTCTTTGAATTTAGTTAGTTTGTTTTTTCCAAAAAATAGTTGTTCTATTGCCTGTCGGGACTTTGTGATAATCACATTGGCAGTAAACACTTTGGACATTATACTATATCCACTATCGTTATTCTATCCCCGACGTTAAGCTGTTGAAAAGGATCAGAGATATTATTAACCCACAGGATTACCCAATCAAAAGCAGGGGTACCGTAAAACAAATTCGCTATTAAATCTGCGCGATGCTCAAACCCTGGAGGGATGACTCCAGTATTACGAGGAAGGCCATTTAACATTTTGATTGAAGACTCAAAAGTAGAAGAGTTAATAGAAGACACTACTTTTTTACTCTTAAAGGTCTCCTCCCTTTTACCTACACCTAAGTGATTACTGTATTTCATTTTTATCCCCTAGGATTAATCGTTCTGACCTATCTGCGTGCCTTCTTCTGTAATATCTCCATTATAAGGATCTATGTTATTATCTCCTATTATAGCTTCCCACCCGGCGAGGTTATCCCCGGACTCAAGATACCCAGACTCAAAGGTGCCAAAGTCACCAGTTCTCATCTCACTAAGGGTCATTGTTATTTCTAACCTTTTAGGGGTTAAGGTCTGTATATCAAACCCAGCCTCGTCCATTATTGATATTGAGTAATCACGAACTACGCAAGGAACATTGTTATACATCGGACCATGCGTCAGTCTAACTATTGGAGGACCTTGGACTGTGTTGGTGGCGTTATTTAAGCAAGTTGCGCGGATTAAATTAACCCACACAAATACCAAGTTAATCAGCTTATCGAGGTCCCTGCGGTTTTGGTTACCTCCTTCATAAAAGGGATTCAGACCCCCAAAAGCACCGAAGTCCCTATTAACGTTGTCTTCTAAAGAAGTTATCCACCCCTGCACAGTGTTCTGGCCCGTAATCTGTTTTAGCCATTTACTGTAAAACTTTCTATGAGTTTGAGCGTGAGGAAATCCTTCAGGGTTAAACTTTGTATCTGACTCGCCCATGTCGGATAACTCATTTTCTAAGGCCACGCTACGGAATGGTTGCCCCTCGGGATACAGCCAATCGGTCACCTTTTCATTCTTTTCGAATTGAATTTCGTTGGCTAAGTCGGATCGTAAGTTAAACCTTTCCTTTGCAGATTCTTTATCGGCAAAGAATAGATTAAAGTGTCGTGTGAATTTATCAGCTATACCTTCGGTAGTATTGAGATGTATTAAATGTAGTAAACTAATATTAAAGGTAATATCAATAGCCCTAGACTCAGAGCCTCCGTAGGAGTATAAGGATCCTGCCCTTCCCATAAGGTTATACTCTTGAAGGGAATTAGATCCTGACTCAGATATTTCAGGATTCTCAAGGAAAGGGATATAGGTCCTGAAAATCCTATTGTCCGACTGAGGGAACTCTACAGTTAAGTGAGAGCGTTGCTCTAACTTTCTTGGTTGCTTAACGTCTTCAAATTTAAAATTATTTGAAGGCATTATGCTTTGAATAAATGATGTCATTAGGTTCCGTCCTTTTGGTTGAGATCAGGCATTACGTCGGCAATTTCCTGTGCAGTCGGAGTTTTTTCGAGAATGGCTTTAAGAAGTTTTTCCACCCTTTCGGTCTTCTCGGGGGAAGAAGACCCTAGAAGGCCAGAGGCCAATGCCGCTGCTTGGGACAAGGTCGTTGCTTTAAATCCACTATCAACTTCTTTGTCTTTAGATCTTTTTAATATTTTATTAGTATCTTTCGTATTGTCCTCGGTATCCGAGAGAAGTCTAGTTACTAGGGGGACAGCGGCAGTTACTACGGCAAGAGCGGCACCTACAGGGTGTAGGAAGGAAGCAACCTTGCCTAGCTTACCTATCACACCTATAATACCACCAGCGGCAACGCCGGTAGCTATTGCAGGAAGGTATGTTAGTAGAAGGTTATACTGATCAGGTGCCAACTGTTCGTAGAACCGATCCACAATACGTTTTTTACTTGCAATAGATTCCAGGTTACTTTGTTGCGTCTTCTTCTCTTCTTCAGATAGCTCGTTTTGTTTCTGAAGTGCTCTCAACATCCCAAGAGCAGCAAGAGATTCTTTCTTGCCAATTTGATTGATCATGGATTCCCTTCGAATCTCCCCCTTCCCAAGCTTCTCGTCGAAGGCTACAAGTTTTTCAAGTATAGTATTAGAAATGTTATTGCCCTTTCTAAGGCTCTTCATTTCATCTGTAATCCCAAAAAGTGCTTGCTTCTGAACTTCTAAAGCTCCTGCCATAGTTAAGAAGGTTTGAACGTTTTTCTTTGCGTCCTCAGACCCTCCCATTGCAGCTACCATATCAGTCGTAAACTCACTATAGGCACCTACAGCTTTGTCCCCATGAATCGCTGCCATTTCTAAGGAACTCTTAACTGAATTAAGAGCATCAATCATAGTCTCCGCAGTAGCCCCGTAATCTTTAGAATTCCTTAAAATACTTTTAGATAACATTCCACCAACCTTGCTAGAATTATTAGTTGTGGAACGTAAGGTAGCCATAGCAGAAATCAAGCCTGTGGTGTTTTGGCCGGTTAATATCATCTCATCTGCTAACTTAATAGTACTATCACTTGCCCCCCTTAAACCTTTTGAGAAACCCGTTACTAGAAAATCGGTCATTTCCTGCTGGGTTGCCATGGTGCCTTCTAAAGCCTTGGTATTAGCGGCTGTAAATTTGGCATAGGTAGTCCCTACAGCCAAGGATTTAAGCTGCAACTCCTCACTCTTTTTCATTACTGAAACAAAGCGATTGACAGGATTAAGGAAATTTGCAACACCCCCGGTGACCTTTTTGGCGGCATCCTTTAGGGCTTTCGACAAGTCTTCAAGGGCAGTGGTGTTACTATTTGTAGGATTTGTAGCCATTAAAGTATACTAACCTTCATTACATTTGTTAATTTAGCCACATTAAAAGTCCTAAAGTTATCTTTACCCAAAAAAGCCCCAAGCACCCTACGCGAATAATAGTTGCATGCATCCCTGTTCTGGTATAAGTTATTTATCATCAATGAAAACATTGAGTCTGTTAATGACTCAATCTCAACAATATTAAGTAGTGTGTTGTTTCTGGTGGACAAGAATATACCGCTGGATGTCCTACGTGAGGACACTACCAAACCAAACCTTACGCCCCCATCTATGTAGTAGAACTGGACTAAATCCCCTGGCTGTAGTCCCATCCAGGAGGTTTCATGGACACTCATCCTATCCTTGTAAGGAACTAAAAAGTTATCCAGTGTGGTGCTGAGAATTCTTCCAAATCCCCTGATGGCGTTTATCAATCCCATGCTTAATAATTTTTTCTAGATTTTCAGCCTTAGGTGACTATCATATGTAATATTACTTAAAGTCACTAAAGTTCTTTCTTCTTTATCCTTACTTCTTTTTCTTTGTTTCTTTAGTCTAGATACTTTAACTGATTGAAGTATACTTATACTAGCAGAATTATTTAGGCTAGATTAGCCTCCTTAAGGTGGTATAATGAAGAATGTCCAATCTTGATGAAGAATTATTTGAAACCTTCGATCTTCTGAAGTTCACAACGTCCAAAGACTTTATTGATCGATGGAGTTATAAGTATGGGAAGAGAATGACTAGGCTCTTCCAGATCAGAATACTTAAATCCCTGGAGAGCAGGAAGCCCCTAAAGATGCAGACCTTGCATAAGTTTCTGGTGGTGGACTCAGGATTTAATCGAGAAGTTGTCGAAAACTTCCTGATAGACATTGATTTCGAGATCTACTACCCTATAATCAGTGGTTCACTATCCGACATTGCACCCAGCAAACCCACAAGGTAAAAAGATGAACGAACAAGACAAGCAAGATCTCAGGAACAGCCTATACCGCTCTAAGTTTATTAGTGACCACGGAGTGGATCCAGGCGATCTTGAAGGCTCCCAAAGCAGCGATTGGCCGGTATACTGTGTCCTAGTGTATCTTGCATGGTTAACTTATGCCCATTTTACAAAGTAATCTGCTAGGAGGGTTACTTCTTCTTATTCTCGTTCAAAGTCTTCTTTAGTTCCTTCTGCTCATCAATCCTCTTGCAGACGGTAGACTCACTCTGGTAGGCAGGACAAGCCTCCTTATACTCGCACCAATCACAGAAGATGTTCTTGCTTGCCCAGAACTCATCCATCTTTTTCTTTCGGATACGCCAGACCTTATCAATCTGTTTCTTCTTCCACTGGTCTATTTGGAATCGTGAGAATTTAACAGTAACGAAGTTCCCTGTAACTGGGTAGTAGTGCGAACAGTAAATCTTCTCATAAGGGACATCGTAAGTTTTGTGGATAGCATAGGCATACCCCTTTAGCTGATTGTCATCCAGAAGAGTTTTCTTCTTCTTCTCTCGTTTACTGGTCTTGTAGTCGATAACTAGGTAGCCTCCATCGGTGCCTTTCACCACCCGGTCAATAATACCTACAAAACTTATATCCTTTTCAGAATCTAGGGGGACGGTAAACAACTGTTCCGTAGATAAGGTCTCCCCCAGCTTTTGATTCCAGAGGATGAAGTTCTCTAGGCAAGACTGCATTCTAGTATTTTCTACAAAAGGTACTTTGTAGGTTGAACGCTCCGCTTCTGCTATTTTAAGCAGAGTCTTCATGCTCTTCTCCTTGAAGCCTACTTCAAAGATCTTATGGATGAAGGATCCGAAATTCAATGCACCCTCATTCTTAGATCCGAATCCAGGTAGTCTTAATATATACTTGAGCTTGTATTTCCACAGGCACTGGTCTATGATGTCTCCGCGAGAGGCACTGATATTATTTATGAACATAAGCGATAATTCTTTTATTAGAAAATACTGTATTGGTAAGTTCTCATCTAATTATAGGCTTTCAAGCGATGATATAGAGCTAGTAGTTCCCTCCCTTTTCGTGGCTGATGACCATAAACGCCATATGTCCATCAATCTGGTTACTGGGTTATGGCGATGCTTTAAGTCTGGCGAGGTGGGAAACTTCACCCAGTTATACTCCAAACTTGAGAAGTGCTCCTACTCCCAGGCGTATGAGACTCTCATCTACGAGGACTTCCTGGCTCGTGGTGTTTTCAGGGAACCGAAGAAGTTTGAGCGGGTTGACCCAGATAAGATTGTCAGTAATTTAGATGATACTAAAAACTTTGAGATAGTGAAGGACCATCCTCTGGTAACCAGTAGGTTGCTCGACGGTTTCAAGTTTTACCTCGCAAAGACGGGTAGCTACCAAGGAAGACTCATTATCCCCTTTATTAATAAGTCGGGGAAGATGTTCTACTTCCAGGCTAGAGACTTGAATGGATCCCAACCTAAGTATCTTAACTGTAAGAACCTAAAGAGTTCCCAGATACTTTACCCTTTTGATTACGGATCCTACGAACCTTTGTATGTGACCGAGGGGGTGTTTGATTGCTTGAGCCTCCAAGCTTGTGGTCTTAATGCTACTACCACACTGTCCTGCTTTACGTCTAAAGAGCAGATGCTTCAACTCAGCCAGTATCTCGGTCCCTTGGTATGTGCCTTTGATAATGACACAGCAGGATCCCACGGGACTAAGAAGTTTATGGAAAAAGCCTACTGGATCAATCGAGATGACTTGTATACAGTAAGTCCTAACGGCACCTGTAAGGACTGGAACCAGATGCTCGTTGAGAAGGGTCCTGATGCCGTTCTAAGCGCATGTAAGGACCTTAAGAGGCTAGATCCCCTAAATCTAGAGCTAGCCCAGCTAACGGATTATAAAGGCTAGATCGTTTGATAATATT